CTGCGCCAGGTGCACATTCCCCATTACCGGGGGCTGATCCTCCGCAAGACCTACCCTGAGCTGGGGGAGCTGATCGACAAGAGCCAGGCGATCTATCCCCGGGCGTTTCCCAAGGCCCGGTACAACGGCAGCGCTCACATCTGGAGCTTTCCCAGCGGGGCGAAGCTTCGCTTTGGGGCCATGCACCATGAGCGGGACCGCTTTAAATATCAGGGCCACGCCTACGCCTTCATCGCCTTTGACGAGCTGACCCACTTTACCCAGAAGGAGTACGAGTATCTGCTTACCCGCAACCGGCCCAACGGGCCGGGGGTGCGGTGCTATGTCCGGGCGACGGCCAATCCCGGAGGGGTAGGGCACGGATGGGTGAAGGAACGGTTCGTCACAGCGGCCAGGCCTTTAGAGACCCACTGGCACAAGGCGGAGATCCAAATGCCAGACGGAGGAAGGAGAGAGGTGTGGCGGTCCCGGGTGTTTGTGCCAGCGTCGGTGTTTGACAATCCGGCGCTGCTGCGCAACGACCCCGACTATGTGGCACGGCTGGCTGTTTTGCCCGAGGCGGAGCGCAACGCCCTGCTCTATGGGAGCTGGGACAGCTTCGACGGCCAGGTGTTTACTGAGTGGCGTGACGACCCGGACCACTATGAGGATCGGCGGTGGAGCCACGTGATAGACCCCTTCCATCTCCCGGAGACCTGGCGGATCTACCGGGGGTTGGACTGGGGGTATTCCAGACCCTTTTCCGTCCACTGGTACGCGGTGGATCACGACAGGCGGCTCTACGCCGTGCGGGAGCTGTATGGCTGTACCGGGCGGGCCAACACAGGGGTGAAGTGGGAGCCGGGGCGGGTGGCGGACGCCATCCGACGGGGAGAGGGGGAGGACCCCAACCTGAAGGGGAAGCGGGTCCTTGGGGTGGCCGACCCGGCCATCTTTGCCAGCGACGGCACCGAGAGCATTGCCTCCATCATGGAGCGCGCGGGGGTGTTTTTTGAGAAGGGGGACCACCAGCGGCTGGCGGGAAAGATGCAGATCCATGACCGCCTGGCCTTTGACGAGGAGGGAAGAACCATGCTCTATGTGTTCTCCACCTGCAAGCATCTGATCCGGACCCTGCCCGCGCTGGTATATGACCAGGCGGAAGTGGAGGATATTGACACCGACGGGGAGGACCACGCTTACGACGAGCTGCGCTATGTGTGCATGGCCGATCCCATCAGTCCGAGGCCGCGGGCGGCCAGGGCGGTCAAGGCCTGGAGTCCGTTGGACACGCCGGAATATGACTGCCGGGAATTTTACAGGAGGTATTGACATGGAAAGGATCAACGAGGAGGTCCTGCGGGAGGCCAGGGGCATCCTGCAAAAGTACAAGGACGGGAAAAAGGTCCTGGAGGCGCGGGTAAGGGAGGAGGAAAAATGGTACCGCCTGCGCCACTGGGAGGTGGTGCGGGGGGAGGGAGACGCCGCCCGGCCGCAGCCTACGTCGGCGTGGCTTTTCAACGCCATCATGAACAAGCACGCCGACGCCATGGACAACTTCCCGGAGTGCAGCGTCCTGCCCCGGGAGGACGGGGACCGGGAGGACGCCAAGACACTCTCCGCCATCATTCCGGTGATCCTGGAGCGGTGTGAGTTTGAGAAGGTCTACAGCTATAACTGGTGGGAGAAGCTGAAGCACGGCACTGCCATCTACGGGTCCTTTTGGAATCCCCGGCTGGAGAACGGTCTGGGCGATGTGGACATCAAGCCGGTGGACATCCTCAACATTTTCTGGGAGCCGGGGATTCAGGACATTCAGGACAGCAGGAACGTGTTTGTCCTCGATCTGCGGGACAACGATCTGCTGGAGCGGGAATATCCCCAGCTGGAGGGGAAGCTGGGTGGCGACAGGGGGCTGGACCTGCCCCAATATGAGCATGACCTTACGCTGGATCTGACGGGCAAATCGGCGGTGGTGGACTGGTATTACAAGGTCCGCGCCGAGGATGGACGGACGCTGGTCCACTATGTCAAGTTTGTGGGGGAGACCCTGCTGTTTGCCAGCGAGGATATGGATGAGTATGCCGACCGGGGCTTTTACGACCACGGGAAGTATCCCTTCGTATTTGACGCGCTGTTTCCCGAGAAGGGGACCCCCTGCGGGTTTGGGTATGTGGCCCTTTGCAAGGACCCCCAGATGTACATCGACAAGCTGTCCCAGGCCGTGTTGGAAAATGCCCTGCGGGCGGGAAAGAAGCGGTGGTTTATCGGGGCCCAGACGGGGGTGAACAAGGAGCAGTTCCTGGATTGGAACAAGGACTTTGTGGACGTGGAGGGGAGCGCCAATCTGGACGACGCCCACATGCGGGAGATCACCACGACCCCCTTGCCTGGCTCTACCCTAAATCTGCTTCAGATGAAGGTGGACGAGCTGAAGGAGACCAGCTCCAACCGGGACGTGAGCAGCGGGGGGACCATGGGCGGGGTGACGGCGGCCTCCGCCATTACGGCCCTCCAGGAGGCGGGAAACAAGACCAGCCGGGACATGATCTCCGCCAGCTACCGGGCGTATACCCAGCTGGACTATCTCATCATTGAGCTGGTGCGGCAGTTTTATGACCAGGAGAGGAGCTTTCGCATTACCGGGGGAGGCGTCCGGGACTATGACTTTGTCCGCTACTCCAACGTCAATATCAGGACCCAGCAGGTGGCGGTGGACAGTGCGGGCAATCCCCTGATGCGCAGGCCAGTGTTTGACGTCCGGGTCAAGGCCCAGAAGAAGAATCCCTTCTCCCGCATGAGCCAGAACGAGCTGGCGAAGGAGCTCTACGGCCTGGGGGTGTTCAACCCAGAGCGGGCCCAGGAGACCGAGGGAATGTTGGAAATGATGGAGTTTGAGGGGAAGGACCGGGTGCTGGAGCAGGTGCGCCAAAAGGGAGCTGAGTTCAGCCAGCTCCAGCAGCCTATGGCTCAGCCGCCCCAGGGAATGAGCCCCGGGGGCGGGGATATGCTTGATCTATTTGCGGGCAAGGGCAACGGCCCGGTCGGCATGTAGATATCAAAACGAGGCAACTCGGAATACGCGACGCAGGCGGTAATTGCGGAAAGAGAAGCGCGACAACAGCGAAGCGCCCGAGCCGCCGAGGGCAGCGGGCTAAGGCCGGAGCGGAGGAAAGAGCCCAAGGAGGGCCAAGGGCCCGGATGGGTCTTTCCGAAGTCGGAGGACTTAGAACCGCGTGGCGAACAGGTGAGGCGCGACAACGAAAGGAGCAAAAGTCATGAGCGAAGCAGCGGCGGCTACGGCCGCCAACACCGGCGGGAGCATTGCCCCGGACGCCGGGGGGCAGGACAAGGGGCTGGAGAGCGCGGTCCATCCGGAGCAGGTACAAGAGCAGATCAAGGAGACCCCCGAACAGCGGCGGGCCCGGTTTGAGCAGGCCATCGGGAAGGACGGAGAGTTTGCCGACTTCTATCAGCAGGGGGTGGACAACGCCGTCAAGACCCGGCTGGCCCGGGAACGGGCCAAGGTGGAAAAGGCCATGGCCGCCCAACAGCCCGTTTTAGACCTTCTGATGGCCCGGTATGGGACCCGGGATCTAGCCCGGCTCCAGGAGTCCATCAACGCCGATGCGGACTGGTGGCAGTCCTATGCTACCAGCCGGGGTATCAGCGAACAGCAGGCCAGGGAGCAGATCGCCCTCCAGGCGGAGCTGGGAGCCATGAAGCGGCGCGCCGCCGCCGAGGAGGGGGAACGCCGGGTCCGCGTTCAGATGGAACGCTGGGACCGGCAGGCGCGAGAGACCCAGAGCGTCTACCCGGAGTTTGATCTTCGGTCGGCGGTCAAAAACGAGAGCTTCCTGGCCATGCTCAAAAGCGGAGTCAACATGCGCACGGCCTATGAGGTGGCCAACATGGACGACATCAAGCGCTCGGTGGCCCACCGGGCCACCCGGGACGCGGAGGCCCGCTTGACCGAGAGCATCCGGGCGGGCGGGAGCCGCCCCGTGGAGGGGGGCGCCGGCGGCCAGCCGGGCGCGGCCACCAAGGTGGACCCGGGCAAGCTGAGCAAGCAGGAGATGGACAAGATCATGGCCCGCGTGGCCAGAGGGGAACGGATCAGTTTTAGCTGAGCGCGCGTTCCTGACAAACGAAAGGAGAAATGAAATATGGCAGACCTGAATATGAACGTCAACACCACCGGCACGGCGACCCTGTCGGCGGAAAACAAGACCTTTTATCAGCGGGTGCTCATCGAGACCGCCGATGCGGAGCTGATCCACGAGCAGTTTGGCCAGAAGCGGCCCATTCCCAAGAACAACGGCAAGACCACCGAGTTTCGGCAGTTCGATCCTCTGCCCGAGGCTACCACTCCCCTGACCGAGGGCGTGACCCCCGACGGGCAGACCATCAGCACCAAGACGGTCACCGCCACGGTGCAGCAGTACGGTGGGTACGTGACCCTCTCTGATACCTTGGAGCTGACCGCCATCGACAACGTGATCGTGGAGGCCACCAAGCTCATCGGCAGCCAGGGCGGCCGGACCATGGACGCCGTGGTCCGGGAGATCCTGAACGCCGGTACCAACGTAATGTACGGCGGCGGCAAGTCCAGCCGGGGGGATATCGGCTACACCAGCGAGACGGTCAACTGCAACATGACGGTGGACCTCATTCGCAAGGCGGTGCGCACCCTCGAGAAGCAGAGCGCCCCCCGCATCGACGGCTACTATGTGGCCATTGTCCATCCTGACGTGAAGTATGACATCATGAGCGACAAGGACTGGAAGGACCCCAACACCTACAAGGACAGCGTGGAGCACCTGTTCAAGGGGGAGATCGGTTCCCTGTACGGGGTACGGTTTGTGGAGAATCCCCGGGCCAAGATCTTTGAGCAGGAGGGCGCCGCGGGCGTTGGTACGGGAGCGCCCAAGCAGAATGTTTACTCCACCCTCTTTATCGCGGAGAACGCCTACGGCATCATTCCCATCGAGGGCTCGGGCATGGAGCACATCGTGAAGCCCAAGGGCAGCGCCGGTACGGCGGACCCCATCAACCAGCGCTCCACCGTGGGCTGGAAGTGCACCACCACCGCGGTGATCCTGGTGCCCCAGTATCTGCTGCGGGTGGAGACGTCTGCGACGCCTTAAAACGAAGCGCGACCCGTAGACGTATAGGGAGCGTCTGAGCGTAGCAACGGCGAAGCGTAACAACAGATAGGAGGAAAGTAACATGAGCGAAAAAAACAAGGAAACCGTTTTTGACCCCGAGGCGCTGGTGGACTACCGCGCCCCCATCGACTCCAGAGGGGAAAGCCGGGACATTACCGTGGGGGTGAACGGAGAGTTCATCAAGATCCAGCGGGGCAAGGACGTGAAGATCAAGGCCAAGTTTCTGGAGGTGCTTCGCAACGCGGACACCCAGGAAATGGCCGCCCGGGAAGCCCGGGATAAGGCGGTCAAGGCCTCGGAGAAGGCTATTTACGACATGTAAGAAGCACGGTACATCCGCAGGGGGATAGGCGGAGCCGCCTATCCCCCCAATTTTTGAAAGGAGGGCAAGACCATGCGGATCGTCAACATGACGGTGACGGGGGATCTGGTAGAGGTGGACGGCAGCGTGGTAGGTGTGCAGGGCAGCGGCAACGCGGACACCCTGCGCCTCACCTTTGACGCCGTCTGGGACGGTTGGGCCAAGACCGCTGTCTGGTGGGACGCTCACGGGGGCGAGGCGGTGAGCCGGACCCTGACGGCGGACCTTCTGGAGGACGTGGCGGTGAGCGTTCGGCGCTATCTGCTGCCTGTACCCCCGGAGGCGCTGCGGTACGGCGGACCGTGCACCCTGGTGGTGGACGGGTATCAAGACGGCAAGCGGGGGCGCACCGTGACCCAGACCTTCGACGTTGCCAGGGCGCCTACGCGCGCCGCCGTGGCCGGGGGCGCCGTTACCTCTCCCACCGATATGGAGCAGATGCAGGGGCAGGTGGACGAGCTGCTGGGGCAGCTTCAGTCAGTCCTTTCCGCAGAGGACGAGAGGACCGAGGAAGAGAACGTGCGCCGGGAGGCTGAAGCACTGCGGGCGGAAAACGAGAACACCCGGACGGCGAATGAGGCGGCGCGGTTGGCTGACGAAATAGACCGGGCCGAGGCGGAAACGGCGCGGTCCAAGGCAGAGATGTCCAGAGACAGCAAGGAACTGAAGCGCCAAGAGGCCGAGGTGGTGCGCGGGGAAAACGAAACCGAGCGCAAGCGGCAGGAGACCCTGCGGCAGAATGCCGAGAAGGAGCGGGAGGAGGCGGAGGCCGCCCGGCAGGGCGCAGTGGGCGCGCAGGTGGAGGCGGCGCAGGCGGCTGCCCGAACCGCAGACGCAGCCAGTGGTCAGGCTTGCGGCTATATGGAAGGGGCAATGCGGTACAACGACGGTGCGCATCTGGCCAGGGATGAAGCGGGTGAAGCCGCAGAAATGGCAGGGCAAAGCGCCGCCGACGCCCGAAAAGCCGCCCAGCGGATCGAGGACATGACCGTGGAGGCGGAGACGGTTTCCGCCGACACGCCAGCCTCAGTGGAAAAGACCATTTCTGAAGAGGGAGTGGTCAATCTTAAATTGTCTATTCCGGCGGGTGAAGCTGGACCGAAAGGGGAACAAGGCGTTCCGGGCGCAGATGGTGCTCCCGGCCCGCAAGGACCCGCCGGACCAGTTGGGCCCGCCGGAGCCGCAAGGGCCCGCCGGTGAAGGGAAGAACGCCTACCAGTACGCGGTTGAGGGCGGCTATACCGGGACGGAAGCAGAGTTTCAGGCAAAGCTGGCAAATAACTATCTCCCGTTGAGCGGAGGGGGCATGAAGGGTAACATCGACATGATAAACCACTATTTGACAGGGCTGCCCGCGCCGCTTGCCCCCAGCGACGCGGTGAATTATCAGACCCTCATCAATGCAATTTCGGGAAAAATTTCCTTTTCCACTTTTAGAGTAATAGGGTACGTAGCGTCACCTAACGACACCGTGTCGGCGGAATATCCGCTTTCCGTTACGAGAGTTGGATCTTATGGGAGCGATGCGATCATCCGACTGCATGGCATAGCGTACATCACTTCCATGCGCAACGTGACGGATGTCGTGCTCAGTGTGCCTGAACCGTTCGTGAGGCCGAGTGGCGACTGGAGCGAACCGTTCGGATATCCTCTTGTGAAGATCGTTAACTACAGCAACTCGGGACTGGCGTTTCGTTTAAACTCGTACGTTCCTTATTCGTTTAATCTCGGTATAGCGTCTTTTGTTTGGAGTACAGACACAATTGAAATTGATGGATACATCAGAGCGAGGGTGAACGTATGAGACAGTATGGCTTGACTGCGACCCTGCTTATTCGGGACGAGAACGAATACCTCCCGGAGTGGCTTGCTTGGCACGCGACACAAGGCGTGGAGCATTTCTATCTCTACGATGACAGTCGGGCATCTTCGGCACTGGACGCGCTGGGAGATTACGCTCCCATGTGTACGGTGCGGGACGCGACGCGGTATCAGTATCACCTCCAGTTTGAGGCATACATAGATGCCCTGCGGCGGTTTGGCCACGAGACCGAGTGGATGGCGTTCATTGATACGGACGAATTTCTCCGGGGAATAGATGGTACGTCCATTGCCGACGTGCTGGACGCCGCCCCGGACAATGCGGCGGCGGTGCTGTGCCCCTGGGTGGTCTACAACGCAAATGGGCACATGATCCGGACGAGCGGGACGGTGCGGGAACGGTTCACCCGGACGGTGGCGTGGCCGTTCCGAAGCCCCAATTGGAAGAGCATTGTGCGCTCTGCTCTGGTGCAGACCATGGCGGCCCACAGCCCCATCAAAATGTCGGAAGGGGCGGTTCTGGTGGACACCCACGGCGCGGAGGTGGAGGACAAATACGCGCTTCCGGCGGACAAGCTGGTGGTGGACCACTACTACGCCAAGAGCTACGAGGAATGGCTGGAACGGCTCAATAAGGGGAGCTGCGATCCCTTCTGTGGGCGAAAGAAGGAGTGGTTCGTCCAGCTCAACCCCGATCTGGCTGAGGCGGTGGCAGACTATGAGGCTGGGGAAGGAGAGGGTACATAATGGAAGCGATCATTGTGGCGCTGGTGAGCGGGGGGCTGACGCTGTGCGGGGTGCTCATCGCCAACAGCAAGTCTCAGGCGGTGACCGAGGCCAAGCTGGAAGAGCTGACCCGGGAGGTGCGCGAGCACAACAACTTTGCCCGGCGTATGCCGGTGGTGGAGGAACAGGTCAAGGTCATAAACCACAGGATCGATGACTTGGAGGACTTTCACAAGCCGAAGACGAGTTAGGAGGCATTGTCATGAAACAGGTATTGGAAAAGCTGTTGTCGGTGAAGAGCATCGTAACGCTGGTGATGACGGCGTGCATGGCGGCGCTGCTGCTGTCGGGGGTACAGCCCGGGCAGGACGTGCTGGCGCTGTTTTGCACCAGCTATGGGGCGATCATTACGTATTTTTTTACGAGGAAGGACATGGAAGGTCGGGCGGGTGAGGACACCCGCCCCTACGAAGGGCAAGGGCAAGGGCGAGGGCGCGCCGGGGTCGTCGCGCCCTACGAAGGTCTGGAGCAGGGGGATGAAAACCATGAAGGCGGTAAATAAGCTGCTGGCCCTTGCCGCCGCCGAGGTGGGGTATCTGGAAAAAGCCTCCGCTGCCCGGCTGGACCACAAGACGGCCAACGCCGGGAACAAGAACTACACCAAGTATGCCCGTGATCTGGACGCCATCAAGGGCTTCTATAACGGGCGCAAGCAAGGCAGCTCCTGGTGCGACGTGTTTGTGGATTGGTGCTTTGTACAGGCCTTCGGGGTGGACGCTGCCCTGAAGCTCCTGTGTCAGTCCATGGGCGGCTGCGGGGCGGGGGTGAAATACTCCGCCCAATACTACAAGGCCAAGGGGCAATTTTTGGAACGCGATCCCCACCCAGGTGACCAGATCTTTTTCGTGAAGCGCAAGGGGCTGACGGTCACAAACTGGCTCCATACGGGGCTGGTGGAGAAGGTGGAAGGCGGGTACGTCTACACCATCGAGGGCAATACCAGCGGGGCCAGCGGCATTGTGAGCAACGGCGGCGGGGTGTGCCGCAAGAAGTACAAATTGAATAGCGTCAACATCGGCGGCTATGGCCGCCCGGACTGGAGCTTGGTAAAGGAGGAACACGAGATGACCGAGAAGGAAATTCAGACCATGGTGGACAAGGCCGTGGACAAGGCGGTGAAGCCGCTGGAGGAGGCGCTGGCCGAGACGATCCGGGCGGTGTACCCGGCAAGCTACCACAAGGTAGAGGAGCTACCCGAGTGGGCGCGGCCGGTGGCGCGGCGGCTCATGGACGCGGGGATCGTCAAGGGCGATGGGGTGCATGAGATCAACCTGGTCAACGGGGCCATGAACCTGGGCGCTGCGGCGGCGCTGGACAAGCTCCGGCTGGAGATGGTGGGGAGAGACGCATGACGGCGGGAGAGTGTATCGTCAAGGCCGACCTTCTGCGGCCCAACGCCATCAGTGAGGGGGAAAAGGTGGCGTGGTGCTTGGAGCTGGAGCGGCAGTTAGAGCACGAGTTTTATCCTCGGTACGTTCAGAGCACGCCG